TCCCGCGCCGCCTGCAATATGGATCTTTTTGTTGCCGTACACAATCTCGTAGTCGTCACCAACCACTCGCTGAACTCGGGTTCCATCAGGATTGTTTTGCCAACCATTGCCTACTTCAGTGAATGTTCCTGATTCGTGGTACTCGTGAACACGCTCTGCTCCAGGTGTATCGTCCACCTCTCGCACGTGACCGCTTTCACTGAAACTCACATGGTTCTTTGGATATTGTGCTGCATACGGAGTTGGAGGCTCCGACCACGAAGACTTGGCTTTCATGTCAGGATTGCTTTTCACATTATTCTTCACAGTAGCAGTCTTCTGTGCCACGATAGTGCTCTGCATTTGTTTAGAATCACTGTTTCGCGCAAGACGATTGGTGTCTTGTTCTCCAATAACCGATACACCAATAGGAAATAACCCTGCTTGAACTTCTTCTGGTTTTACTGGATATCTGCCAGTAGGATCAGAAAACCCATCCACCGTGTTTGCAGGATTCTGTGGAATACCACCAAAAGATCCAATCACAATTGGATCCTGTCCATCTTCTCCATCTCTGAAGAAACCAAACACGTGTGATCCCACTAAAAGTCCAGTAGGCGTCTGACCCACACCCGAAAGTGCAGCAGAGGTAATTGACTGCATAGGATATGCCCAAGGTAAATCTTTTGTTGGCAATTCCACTTTGTTGTGGGAATGAAATCCGAATATTCTAACTCTACACCTTCCTAATTGAAGAGGATCCATGATGTCTTCAACAACACCATGCCACCACACAAAACCTTCTTTTCCCAAAAACCCTTTCATAGTCATACTCCCATACAGGTTTTAGAAAGTTCGTACTTACAAACATACGCACTAGTAAATTCGTGTTTAACAGTAGTGATCAAGTACTCTCCACTGAAATTTTTATCGTAAACAGCAGGATCAAAAAAAGAATCTGACTGTATTCTTGATATGTCTAATGTGACAGTATTACCAACTCTTCTTCGTGAATCGCCATATGCTGCCATTGCCACTTTATGTGTAAGCAAAGATCCCGAGTGATGTTTTCTTTTCAAAAAGATATTCTCATATTGAAAATTATCTGCAATTGCAATACCTTTGTTTTGAGTAGTGAATGGAGTACTTGGAAGGTAAAAGTACACACTTCCGCGAGAGCGCAATTTGTCCGCCTCACTGCTTTCTTGCTTAAAGAAAGGCTGAGTTCCAAATTTTGGTTTGGACTCAAACACATCGTTCTCTATAAATTGAGATTCTCTTGCTTGCTTTTTGACCAAATCGTGAACCACCAATTTTGAAGACACCACCCCTGATGATATTGTGTTTGCAACATCAAACCGACCGATGTCTTCAAGCATAAGAACTTTATGATATCTTGGAGGTAAAGAAGTAGAAAACAAAACAGACTCTGATTGATTTTCTCCAACAGAAAGATTAGGAGGGGCGTAAACATATCTTTGAACGTCCTGTTTACCTTCTTCTGCTATCTTGCGAAAACTTTTGTATGAGTATCCGTCTAAAGTTTCGTAGAAGAAATAAGGTGTATAGTCTTTTCCTACTTCAGAAAAAGAACGAGACGCAAGCCAAGATATTGCTTTGAAGGGAGTGTATGCAGCAGGAACAACCAAAGAGTAATTGTCTTTGGTAGTTTCTATAAAAAGACGATCCTTCCACACGCTATCAGGAAAGTGTTTTTCAAATATAGAACTAACCATAGTTGAGGTGTTGCCCTTTAGCGAGTATCCGCAAAATTGCGAGTAGTTAAGGTATCCACCCACACTCATCAAATGCAAAGTATACGATTGAGATTTTGCAGAAGAACCTATCTTAACCGAGTCCATCTTATAAACTCTAAATTGTAGACGAACTGCTGTTAGATTATCAACATCTGTCTTGAACACGATTTCTACCGACTCTTGTCCTGAAATAGGAAGTCTTTCAGGGAAGTTCAAAGAATCTTCCACATACACTTTAGCAGTAAGATACGGAGAAAAAATATCTTCGTATATCTCAAATTTTGTAACTAGTCCACGAAGGTCTAATTTATTTCCGCTAACAAGAGAAGTAATAGAGAATGACTCTAGTCTATAGTCTCCTGCTTTGAGTAGTGATGAGCCGTGATTCGTAGTCATAGATCAAGACTCCAACAAAGATTTCAATTCTTCTTCTGCTTGTGATTTGTACCGTGGATTCAAAACCCGTATAGTTCTTTTCAGTTCGTTTTGTTCTGTTTCGTAAACAGTGTTAGAGACAGAGTAGATGTTAACAGGGGAACCAGAGATACCCATATACTCACCAATATAGGTTTGATATAGTTCAATTGTTGTACCTGATACGCCATAACACAACCCACCACTGTCTACTATTGGATATGGATCTTCAGGTCCACCTAAATGACCATGCAAATAAGAATAGGAATTGGTCTGTTTTGACAAAGGATCAGCGGTAACAGTTTCTACTGCTCCGCAACTTCCAGTAGGTCTAGACAACTGAAAATGATGAACTGCTAGGTCTTGACGGTCCACTCGATTTATAAAGACTTCGTAGGTTATGCCAATACCATTGTTGAGATATGCGGTTCCACTGACAAAAGAACCTGAAATAGGAACAGTAAGCCGACAAAGTTCAGGTTCGTAATTCAGAACTTCTGCTGAAATTCCCTCTTGGTAAAGACTATTTCCCTGTCCAACAGAACTAGAATAAAAGAAAGAACCCGTGCTACCAGTTGTAATGTAAACACAGTATCCTGAATACTTTTGGTTGATGTAGTCTTGGAGTACAGAATAAGATTTACACCAACCGTGATACGGATCAACGATATTGTTGGTTAACAAAACCAACCAATGGTAACGAGGGTCACCATAAACTCTATCTGCTATGTGCTCTGGTCGTTCTCCATCTCTGATGTCGTATTCTAGAAATGCTCCTCTTCCGTCTTTGATTTCTTCCGATAAAGAAATTCTGCGGAGCAGATTACGAACAAAAACAGTCTTAACTTCATCACCAAACGGGAGAGTGTATTCTACAAATGGAAATTTAGAAAAATACATTATTAGTATCCTTGATCCACTATTTCTCTGGTGTTGGCAGTAATTTCTGTCATTGTCATGGTAAGTGTAACTGCTGTTGGAGAATCATTCTTGAAAGAAGAGAACACCGCATTAGGTGTGTAGTCTACAGATATGCTGTTCACAACACATCTAGCAATTTTTGGAATATACGGATTCTCTTGAAAAGATCCTGCTCCTCCATTTGTGTTGTAGGACAAAAACTTGATCACAAACTCCGCAGGAACTCGCAGATTTACAGCAACAAGTGAAGACTCTTTTCCTTTAACAGCCTCATCTTTTGCTGGATGAGCGTGATATCGAATAGTTTTGATGAGGTCTTTAAGTGCTTCTGTTTCTTGTTCATTCTTGGGATAGAGTTCCCAAGAAAATGTAAATGTTCTCATATCCTTTTGCTTAAATAATTTTTCCAGTCGAGGATTTACTACTATTCCTCTTCCCGATGAAATAGCAGTTCCTAAACCACCAGGAAGGGATTGAATTGCTGCCGCCTCAAGTCCTTGAGTAACCGCATCCAAAAGAGATCCCGCTCCCTGTGTTGATTCTAGTACTCCTTTAACACCTCTCATTCCACCCGTTTCTTCAAACACAAATGAGTCTTCGTTATTGATTTTTGTGCAGAACGGAAGATAAACAGAAACCATTTGATCGTAAACTGGTTCCGCTTGGAGTGCTTGAGTAGACGCTACTGCACCCGAACCAACTCCTGCGCCTATCAACCCACCTCCAACAGAACCGATCAATGCTCCCTTTCCACCACCAAGTAAAAAACCACCGATTCCTCCAATAACAGCAGAAGAAGTTCCAAATACTCCTCCGGCTCCAGCCGCAGAAGAATTACTCAAAACACTGTTTATTCTATCCTGAATAAGTAGCCTCTCATCTTCGGTTTTACCGATTTTTCCTATACTATTCAGATCGTTTAAAGATGTCTGTTCTGAATCTATCTTTCTCTCTAGGATTTGTTTTGCTCTTGATGGATTCCGAAACATTTCTTCCGCTGTTTTTGGATCGGAAGAGTAAAGGGAGGATGCTGCTATGGTGTTCTGTAATAGAGAACCCCTTCCATTAGACAGTTTACTGTTTATGTTTTGAAGACGATCTAGAGATTCTTGTGTGTCTTTCTTTGCTTTCTCTAGGTTGTCTGATAGGTCTTTTCTTTCCCATCTCCAATAGATTTTAAACTGCATGACATGGGGGTACTCGCCACTACTAATGTCTAGCGGAAATCTAATTACTTTGGGAGTAGTATATGATCCCTTAACCCCTCCACCACCGCCCTCTAGTGCTGCAACAAAGGGATCTTGATTGGTATCAGTACTCCTAGCACCCAAAGTTGATTGAGGTTGGGATCTGTTGGTAGATCCAACCACTCTTGGTACAGGATTGTTTGATTGATTTTCGTTTGGAGGAGTTATTGCCATTTTTTTGTTTCTCAGTGCATACCTATCTATATGGCATACAAAGGGATATTTAAACCCCAAAACCCCTCAAAGTACATGGGCGACCCCATGAAGATATGCTATCGCAGTATGTGGGAGCGACGATTTATGAAGTACTGCGACACAACACTAAATGTGATTCGTTGGGGATCAGAGGAGGTAGTAATACCGTACTGGAGTCCGGTAGATCGTCAACGACACCGATACTTTGTAGATTTCATAGTAGAGATGAAAACTGCCGATGGGGTTAAAACTCTGTTGATCGAAATCAAACCAAAGAAACAGTGCAGCGAACCAAAAAAGCGAAGCCGTGTTACCCGAGGGTATATTTCAGAAGTAAAGACTTGGATGGTTAACAAAGCCAAATGGGAAGCAGCAACTGAAGCCGCGAAGACCAAGGGGTGGGAGTTCAAGATTCTTACTGAAGACGATCTGTTCAAGAAGTCCAAATGAACGAAGAACTAGAAAAAATACTGGAAGACACCACTAGCGAAATGGGCGGAACCGACCAGTCGTACGTGGCTCTCCTTCAATTTTTTCAAAGCAACAAGACTCTACTGATTCCTCCTCGGATCATACCTGGTCACATGGTGTTTTTTACATACAAACCAATTAGCGAGTCCTTTCTTAAGCGCGGCGGACACTACGACACATTCCCGTTAGTGGTTGTTACTAAATCAGGGAAAGACGGATTTGAAGGAGTGAACTTACACTTCTTGTCTCCAAAGTGGAGAGAGGTCTTGTTCTCTCAAATGATGGAGAACCTAGCAACCATTCCTAACAAAACAGCAGAGGACTGGAAAACACGATTTGTGTTAAAGGAAAACACGCTGCCTAGTTCTGCTCGGTTCAAACTATACAAGCCGTGTTTTCGTAGATACCTATGGGAAGGCGTGAAACGCAGACCCGTAATTATTCCTTTTGATTTTTGGAATGATGTGGTTCAAGCAAGACTAGAAGGATTCAAAAGCACAGAGAACGGAACTCGTCCGAAACGTATTCAACGAGAAACCGTGTTCGCACGCACATACAAACGCTTCATAAGGGGAAACTAAATGTCATTCATACCATCAGGCATAGGTTCAATGATGCAATCCATAATAGAGTCAGGGGTTGCATACGGAAATCGTTATGAAGTACTGATATTGCCTCCACCAATATTGAGAACTGGAGTTTCCCCCCAAACATTGAGTATACGCTGCTCTAATGTAACCATTCCAAACAAAACATTAGGCACACAATCTAATAGGCTATACGGTCCTGCTAGAAACTTTCCATTTGAAATATCTTACGCAGGAGAAACAAATCTATCGTTTTTGCTGTCCGCAGACTTGCGCGAACGACAATTTTTTGATTCTTGGATAGACTCCATTTCAGATCCATCTTCATACAAAATAGAGTTTTACGATAATTATGTAAGTGAAGTGCAAATCATAACTTTGGGAAAAGACGATAGTCCAAGTCACATCTTATATTTGGAAGAAGCGTATCCAAAAGCAATAGGCGAAATACAACTAGGATTCGACAAAGACGGAGACATAATGCAACAGGAAGTCACTTTTGCTTACAGAAAATTCCGTTCCTCATACTCAACATACACTCCTTTGGTCGGACCCGTTCCTTAAAAAGAGATACATATTAGATCATTACTATTGAGGTTAACATGAACAAATTAAATCTTGCTGCTCTACCAGAATACACCATGACTCTTCCCGTGTCGCACTTGACCGTGAAATATCGACCGTTTGTGGTGAAAGAAGAAAAGGTTCTTCTTATAGCACTACAATCGTCAAATCAAAATCAAATAAATGACGCTATTCGTAACGTAGTATCTGCGTGTACAAAAGGAGTTGTAGACACAAGAAAGTTGTGCACAGCAGACACCGAATACGCATTTCTTCAAATACGCTGCAAGTCCGTGGGAGAAGAAGTAAAACCACAAGTATCTTGCGGAAAATGCAATCAATCGACTAATTATAAGATTCGATTAGACGAAATAACAGTTAAACAAACAGAGAAACTGTCAACAACACCAGAGGTTAAATTGTCTGACAGTATGACAGTAATCATGCGATATCCCTCAATGCACGACTTGGACTACAACCTATCAGAGGTTGAGATGGTAATAGAGATGACAAAAAAGTGCATTGAAAGTTTCATCATAAACGAAGAAGTCGTACTATCAAAAGACTTAGATGCAAAAGAGATATCTGATTTTGTAGAGAATCTTCTTCCAGATCAGTTCGAAAAAGTAGTGATGTTCTTCAAATCTATTCCCGAACTCAAATACTGTTTTTCGTTCAAATGCCCTCATTGTGGGGAGCAAAACAAAATAGAACTGGAAAGCGTTACTGATTTTTTTCGCTAGCCCTCTGTCATAACACGTTGGGGGCATATTTTCAACTAAACTTTGATCTAATGCAGCACCACAACTACTCATTGGAAGAGGTAGAAAATCTCATCCCTTGGGAGCGGGAAGTCTACATAACCCTGTTGATGAACTATTTAAAAGCAGAGAAAGAACGCGTTCGTAAACGAAAAGTACCCTGATTTTTTTGCCATGAATTAAGGACAAACACATGGCTACAGGTAAAGAGGTATATCAACAACTAATTACAGACGCAAACGAAGCGTTTCAGTACGCCGAGGAAGTTCTTCAAAAAGCACGCGAGGGTCGTAACCCAAACGGAACTTACATAGCGAAAACCGCAAAACCTCGCGCAGTTCGTGCAGCAGAAAAACAAGTAGCCAAGGCAGAAGCCGCTATTCTTGCTGCGTATAAAACTGCAAACGACTACGACACAAAACAGAAGGCTAAAGCAGAACGCGCTGCGGAGCGAGAACGTGCAAAAGCCGAACGCGCTGCGGAGCGAGAACGTGCCAAAGCAGAACGCGCTGCGGAGCGAGAACGTGCCAAAACCGAAAAGAACCGTCTCAACACACCATCATCAGAAATACAAACACCGAATAGCGAAGTAGACGAAATAGAAGTGAGTGGAGGCGAGAGGAAGGGGGCAGCGACTTCTGAAAATAAGTCAGTGTTGCTAGAGGCACTGAAGTCAAGACGTGCTGAACTAGGTTCTGACACAGAACTAGAAACTGTAGTTTTGGGTTCAGAAGAAAATGTTGGATTACGAGACATAGCCCAAAAATTCATAAACGAAAATCCTTCTCTATTTGATGCAGAAAAACTTTCAGGTCTTACAGCCAGAGAACTCATACAACAAGCGGTTACTTTATCCGAAGACGCACTAGAAGCAACAGATTCTAGAACCGCTTCGGTATATTTGGTAAGACTAAAAAGCATACTAAAGATTGCAAAGTCTGCTAAAGGATCGATAGCAGACGCCACAGCAGAACAGATAGAATCTCTCCTAACTCCAGTAACCAAAGTATTGGAAAAGAAAACCACATTCCAAGCAAGAATAAAAGAGAATGTTAGAGATTATCTGATTACCCTCCCCGAAAGGCTGTTGGCTAATATCCCTGTTGTTGGTGGATTACTTTCAGAAACAGCAAAGCGAAAAAGAGAACAAAAAGAATCAGAAGAACAGTATTTGGGTGCATTGGGTAAAAGAATTTCAAGAAGAGCAAGCGGAAATATAAGCGGTTACTTGGATTTCCCAGGACAATTTGCTAAGAGAACAAAGCAAACTGCAACAAGTGTGTCAAAAACACTGGATCCCAGTAAAAGCGTTATACCCTTCCCTCGTACCGCACAATACGCAGAACAAACAATACCGTCTTCTATACCAAATACAGCACCAACATATGCTGCATTACCATCGGAAATTGGTGACACACCTGTTACATCTGAAACCACTCCACTGTTGAGTGTTCTTAAGCAAATATTAGAAACAATGCGAGGGGGAAGAGGTTCGATTGTGGCAGAGTCAACCTCCGCAGGAGCAAGTATTGGCGAACTTGGTGGTCAGGAATATGGATCTCAAGCAGAATCACCAACAGAATCCCTCAATAACATAAGCGCAGCAATTGGAAACAGAGGAACAACAAAAGACGGAACAGTTTTAGGTTACTTGAAAAAACTTATAGAAGTAAAAATGGGAGTCGGTGGAGAAGAAAGTAGTGGATCACTATCATTTTTATCAGATTTACTTCCCAGTTTTGGAAGAAGAAGTCGAATTGGTCGTTTGTTCCGAAAAGGAAGAATACTCGCTAAACGAATGGCGTCAAAATTGCGTGGTTCTCGTATAGGGAGAATGACGAGAAGTGCATTTGGTGCTGCACGGGGCTTGGGTAGTAGAGCACTTGGTGCTGCACGGGGCTTGGGTAGTAGAGCACTTGGTGCTGTCCGAGGTTTGGGTAGTAGAGCACTTGGTACTGTCCGAGGTTTGGGAGGAAGCCCCGCAGTTTCATCAGCAGCAAAAGCATCCGGAGGATTCTTTTCATCTATAGGAAAAGGAATTTCTAGTGCATTTGGTTCTGTTGCAGAAACTGCTGCAAAATTAAACCCAATAAAGGCGGCAGCGGACGCAGTAAAGAGTGGAGCAGGTAAAATAGTAAAAGCAATCGTATCCATTCCTGGACTCGGTGCTGCTATAAGCACCGGAATCGGAGTAATGGACATAATGAATATCAAAAATGACAAATCTCTTACTCCAGAAGAGAAAAAAGAAGCAATTGGAAAAAGTTTGGTTGGAACTTTAGGATCTGCTCTTGGAAGTGTGGGTGGTGGTGCACTGGGAACTCTAATACCTGTACCAGTTTTAGGTACAGTTTTGGGTTCTATGGGAGGTGCATTGGCGGGAGAATGGTTGGCAGGACAACTCGCAGAATCTATCGGAGGCAGAGGAATTTATGATTTAGTGGAATCAATTCCTGGCATAGGAAGCGCAATCTCTGTTGATCCTCAATCTGAAGGAATCAATCCTCAACCTCAAGAAAATGGTGTTGAAGGAACCATACAAGGATCAAATACAGACACATACTCCTCTCAAAACACATCTTCTTCTACTGTAACAGAAGGAAAACTGGTGTCTACAGTTACAAATCCCCAAAGTGAAGTAGGAAAACAAGTTGCTGCAACTGCTGGTGCTAGAAATGAACTGTCCGAAGTTGCTTCACAGTCAGCACAATCTCAAGGAGGAGCGGTTTTAAACGCCAATTCTACCTCTAACACGAACATCTCAAACATAACAAATAATTTCAACGACGATTTGAGACTAAGAAATAACGAACCAACACTACGCAACTTCCAAGTTGGTTCAATTATGCCTGTATAAAAAAAGACGCCTTTCGGCGTCCTTTCTCGGGAGGATGTAGAGTTGTTCACTCTTCCTCTGCCAACTTTTCAAAGTACGACAGAGCATCCTCGGTGTCTGCTTCACCGCTTTCATCATCTACACGCACCGCAGACTTCTTTGGTTCGGGAGCAGGGCTACGCTTGGGCAAACAGGAGGGAGTAGGAGGAGCCGTGTCCTCTTCTTCTACTGCTGCCTCTGCACCGCCCCTTGAGTACGACTCACCAACACTGGCACGAATATCGCCGCCAAGAACCTTCTGCAATCGTGCCTTCAGTTCATCGTAAGACTTGAAAGACTTCGGATCGGTGAACTCCTTGAGTGGATACTGCTTTGCCCACAGAGTTTCTAGTTCCTTGTCGTTGCCATCCATGAGAGGACCGGCAGGTCCAACGAACTCGCTCTTATCGTAGTTCACGTAGCCATCAACCTGACGGATCTTGAGTTTGAAGTTTTCACCGTTCCAAAAGTCAAACGGGTTGATGGGAGTTTCGTCTTGGTACTGGGGCTGCATGGCTTCCTGTACCTTCTCAAAAATCTTCTTGCCGTACTTGAACAGGAACACCTTGCCCTCGTTTTCAGGGTTCTTGGGATCGCTGATAACAAGGATGTTGCTGATGTACGACAACTTGCGCTTGCGGTCACGGGCAAGACCCTTGTCCTTATCAGATCCAGTGTTCCACAGTTCGGTGTTCATTTCTGAAACCGGATCCTTTAGTCCAATGGTGGTCAGTGAATTTTCAATATACCAACCACCTGGTCCTCGGAAACCGTGAGTCCAAATGCGTACCCACGGCACGTCTTCGCCTTCCACAGGGGGAAGGAAACGGATAACTGCAAATCCGTTGTTCATCTTGTCGAGAGTTGGCTTCCAAAAGCGGTCGTCCTTGTAAGACTCCGACTTCTTCGCCATCTTTTCCATTTCCGATGCCAAAGTCTGATACATGGACTTTGACGAACTCTTTAGGTCTTTGAATCCCATTTTGTCTCCTTGTATTACGGTGTGTACGCTGTGTGCAGTGTGTGGATGCCAATACCCATACGCTCACCACTTATGTAGGTAAGATAGCAGAGAACTGTGTGTAGTCAATAGTCAAACTGGGAGTTTGGTATTTTTTGGAAGCAGATTTAGTTCTTGTCCCTCTGCCTTGATCTTTTCTATTACTGGTTTGCTCAAAAATTTTGCTGCGACTTGCGGTTCTATTCCATATCTTTCACACACAGCAATCACAGAGTCGATATAAGAAACTCCAAATTTTTCTACGTGTCTTTCCACTTCCTTTGCAAATCGAAGATTTATTACGGTTTCTGTATTTGTTTTTTGAGTAGTCATGCTAATGTGTCCTTTGAAGTGATGCAACGTCAGCGTGGTAAGTAACAGTAACACTAGTTATTACTATAACGGTATTTGTCAAGAGACTAAAAAGGAAATGGGGCTTGGCATTTCTACCAAGCCCCTCTGTTTATGAAGAAC